GAAGATGTTCACCCGCGCTCCGTTGACCCAGTCAATGGATGGAGACTTCGACACCGGGAATGTTCGTTACAAGAGCCGCGAGCGTTATTCGTTCGGCTGGTCTGACCCGCTGGGCGTGTTCGGTTCGTCTGGTTCGACGTAAGTAAGATTGGGGGGAAGGGGATAAAACCCCTTCCCTTTTTTCTAATAGCCTGTATGTTTTGATGATCTAGGATCCTTTACCCGCACCGACTGTCCTAGCAGACGTTGTAGAGACGGTGTGGGGATGTGCTACAACACGGAGAATTTCAATGGCTTTGGCTACTTTTCAGGGTCCAGTCCGCTCGCTGAACGGCTTCTATTCGAACGGTCCCGGCTGCATTATCAACCTGCCCGACAACACGAATACCATTACGCTGGATGTCCCCACCTATGCGGGGCGTGTCATCCGCACCAACGACGCGACTCTGGTTATCACCCTGCCGACGCTCGACGCCTCGGCCAATCCGGTACAGTCCGGCCCCGGTAGCGACCCGAATAACCCCAATAACATGGGCGTTTCCTTCACTTTTGCGCTTCAGACCGCTGCCACGACTTGGAAGGTTATCACTGCGGCTTCGCAGTACCTGCTCGGTTCCGCGCTGGTTTTTGATGCGTCGGGTGTGACGAGCGGTTTTCCGGCTAACGGCACTTCCATCCGCTCGGTTAACCTGAATGGCACGACCACGGGCGGCGTTGCTGGCTCCTACGTCACGTTCACGGCCCTGAACTCCACGCAGTGGCTTGTTTCGGGTGTGGTAATCGGTTCGGGCACCATCGCAACACCGTTCGCCACCTCGTAATAGGAGGCCGATATGGCTATGCAATACGATGTCAAGTCTAAGCACATGCAGGCTTCAGGCGTTGCGGTTACCTTCCGTACTCGCCTGAAGGGGGCTGTTGTTTCTGCTGACGCTGCGGCAGCGGCTAGAACCGTTGTATTTGCGAATAATGTTGCCCAGACAGGTACTTACAATATCCCCGGTTCCACGACGTGTACGGTATCTATTACCGCCCACGGTCTGGCTACGGGGGATAGGGTTTGGCTGAACTTTACCAGCGGAAGCGGTACGACAAACAACTCCTACGCCGTTACCAAGGTCGATGCGAACTCCTTCACGATCACTACGGCGAGCCTGACTACTTCGGGCAACGTGACGATGTACGCAAATATCCTTCTGGAAGCGGATAGCTATAACGCCGTTTCTTTCCCCATCGTTATCCCCGGGGAAGGCATCCTTGCCGAGAACGGTATTTATGTGGGCCTGCTTGCTAACCTGACTACAACCCTGTTCTACGGGTGATGTTGTGGCAGCAACCAAGGGTTACGAACTAGCGGGAAGGCGTCTCTTCATCGCCCTGCCAGCCTACGATTTCAAGGTATCCTTGAAGTTGGCAGTGTCGTTGGCTAGCTTTGCCCAGTCCGCTGGTCAGCACGGTATCAGCATTCAAATTGGCAGTATTTGCGGTTGTTCGGTGGTTTCCCGGGCCCGCAACCTGCTGGCTAAGGACATGCTGGAGTCCGACTGCACGGACCTGCTCTTCATCGATTCTGACATTAACTTCGAACCAGATGATGTCCTTCGGCTTATGGCTTGGGGTTCGGACCCCAAGAAGGGCATCGTCGCCGGGGTTCCCCGCACGCGTAGCACCGACAAGGTCTATATTGCTGACCTCGAATATGACGCGAACGGCGAACTGACCATGAACGGTATGGGCCTAGTCCGTGCGACCCGGGTGGCTACCGCCTTTATGTTGGTACGCCGCGAAGTCTTTGAGACGTTGGCCCAGAAGCACCCCGAGTGGGACTACGACGACAAGCGGTCTAACCGCCGCCTGAACGCCATGTTTGACTTCAAGGTGACCGACGAAGGCTATATGGGGGAGGACTTCCTCTTCTGTGACCGCGCCCGCGCCGAAGGCTTTGAAGTCTGGATCGACCCCACCATCAAGCTGGGTCACATGGGCGTGCAGGAATACATGGGCGATTTTGGTAAAGACTGCCTGTATCCAATGATTGCCCCTGTCCAGAAGGTGTCAAATGGTTAAGAAGATTAAAAAGTTTGCAGATGGTGGCGTGTATAAAAACCGTCGTTTGGACAGCCAAGACCCGCGTGACGAGACTATGCTTAGATTCGGCAATACCAAAGACGGTCTCCGTATGGACCCCAACGATTTTCAAGTGATGAAAGATATTAGTGCAAGAGACGACGCTGATATAGACCGTGGGGATGCACCCGACATTTCTAGCGCGGATAAACGTTCCCGGCGTGAAGCTATTGATCGGCAGAATCGCCTTAGTGTTGCCAACGAAGGTTTTAATGCCGACACGGGTAAAGGGTATACCATTAAAGAAGGTAACGATACCCGTAAGCGGTTGTTGAAGCGTTACGGCGTAGAGACTAAAGCCAAAGGCGGTGCCGTGAAGACCTATGCCAAGGGCGGTTCCGTTAAGTCCTCCGCTTCCCGTCGTGGCGACGGCATTGCCCAGAAGGGCAAAACCCGGGGTAAAATGATCTAATGGCTAAGTCCCCGGCGTGGCAGCGCAAAGAAGGTAAGTCCGAAAAAGGTGGTCTAAACGCCAAAGGTCGGGCTTCCTACAACGCCGCTAACCCCGGGAAACCCGGTCTCAAGCGCCCGCAGCCTGAAGGCGGTAGCCGCAAGAAGTCGTTTTGTGCCCGGATGTCTGGGATGAAGAAGAAGCTCACTAGCGCCAAGACTGCTAATGACCCGAATAGTCGCATAAACAAAAGCCTCAGGGCATGGAAATGCTAAAACAGGATATAAAATGATTAAGAAGAGACGCTTTGCAGACGGCGGAAACATTAGTTCCACCCCTATGCCTATCCCCCCTAATCCCCCTCAGGCGATTGGCGGTTCTGGTGTTTCACCGAGTGGCGTTAATATTCAGCCCACTCCGCAGCCTGCTTCTCCCCAACCTGCTTACCCCCCGCCCCCCGTACCGGGTGGGAATATGTTCAAAAAGGGCGGTAAAATTAAATCCAAAGGAAAGATGACTAAAATGGCTAAAGGTGGTGGTTTGGCGGCTAAGAAGGCGATGGCCCTTGCGGCTCTCTCTATGGCAGCTCGTCGTGGTGCTGGTTCTGTTCCCCCTCCGCGTCCCTCAATGGGCACTTCGATGGGTGCTGGTAGTCCCCCTCCGGGACTGGGTGGCCCCCCTCCGGGCATGAAAAAAGGTGGTAAAATGAAGAAGTTTGCTAAGGGCGGTAAGACCGCCATGAAGAAGTTTGCCAAGGGTGGCTCCATCGACGGCATTGCCGAACGTGGTAAGACCAAGGCCAAGGGCGCTAACATCGGCCCCGTGGTTGGCAAGAAAAAGGGCGGTATGTGCTAATATGAAGCCCTCCCGGGGTATGGGTGTTATGTCCCCCTCCAAAATGCCCAAGGCGAAGACGATCACCCGGAAAGATAAACCGGGTAAGGTCGAGATGTACGCCAAGGGCGGCAAAGCCAACTGGATCAAGGACGCCATCAAGAAGCCCGGTGCTCTCCGGGCCAGCCTTGGTGCTAAGAAGGGCGAACCGATCCCTGCCAAGAAGCTTGCTAAGGCTGCTAAGGCCCCCGGTAAGCTTGGTCAGCGGGCTCGTTTTGCTGAGGTACTGAAGGGTTTTAAGAAAAAATGACCACCAGTGGTACGACAGCATTTGATCTGAACCTAAATGATCTCTGCGAAGAAGCCTTCGAGAGAACAGGTGCTGAACTGCGTACTGGCTACGACCTTAGGACTGCCCGTAGAAGCCTGAATCTTCTTTTTATGGACTGGTCGAACCGGGGTATTAACCTGTGGACGGTAGATACGGGGTCTATCCCCATGGTCTACAACACCACCACCTATAGCCTCCCCGCTGATACCGTGGATCTTCTGGACTCTGTTATCCGTACCCAGTCGGGTATTAACCAGACAGACATTACGATCTCGCGTATTAGCGGGTCTACCTACTCCACGATACCGAACAAGAATGCCCAAGGGCGTCCTATTCAGGTCTGGATTAACCGGCAATCTGGGGC